ACTTTTGCGTATAATTCAAATAAACATATATGAAAAAGGAGTAAATGATATTGGGATATGAAACACAAGATTTTTGCGGTTTGAGTATTTATCTGAAAGACAGAGAAACATTTAATTTTGAAAAAATCGAATTTGCACGAGCCCTTCAAGGAAATTTCACAAGAAAAGATGTTACCTTTAATGATTGTGAAATGGTGTCAGATCATTGGCCACACATAAACATTCTACTAATTGTGGATAATATTGACACAAAAAGTCCTTACTCCGCTTGGGATGCTGCTAAAAAAACAGCTTTAGATTTTGGTATGAACGCTGAAAGTCTAAGAAATGTTGGAAAACAGTATCAATATTGGGACTGCTATAATAATTACAGGAAAAAATAACTTTAATTTGACACCTTCGGGTGTCTTTTTTAATACCACGAAACAAAACGACAAATGAGGTGAGGTGAATTGAGTGAAGACTTAAGAGATAAGGCATATGAAGATTATAAAGCAGGCGTGAAATACAAGGATATCGCTGAAAAATACGGTGTCAGTTTATCAGCTGTAAAATCCTGGGCTACTCGGTACTGGAAAAAGCAAGGTTGCAACCATGCAACTAAAAAAGTTGCAACCAAGAAAAAAGGCGCACCTATCGGTAATAAGAATGCTACCGGCCCCCCTGGTAATAAAAACGCAGAACGTCATGGGTTCTATGCTAAATGGCTCCCCGCTGAAACGATGGAGATCATGCAGTGCATTGAGCGATCCAACCCCATTGATTTACTCTGGGATAATATTCAGCTGCAGTATGCTGCTATTATTCGTGGGCAAAGATTATGGTATGTTAAGAATCAGGAAGATGTGACCACCACAAAAATTGCTGAAAGTGACAGCCAATTTGGCGGCAGCGAAAAATGGGAAATCCAACAAGCCTGGGATAAACATTCTAGTTTTATCCAGGCGCAATCCCGGGCCATGAAAACCTTGGAGTCTATGATCAAACAGTACGATGAGTTGACCCGATCGGAGCTGGCTACTGAAGAACAGCGGGCACGGATCGATAAGCTTAAGAGTGAAGTTTCTAGGTTAAATGGTGATTCTGATGGTCAACTAGATAAACTCCTGGAGGCCGTTAAAGATGTTCACTGAAAAACAGACTCAATTAATCAGGATTTTTAAGCAAAGTCAGCTTAAGCGTATCAATTTACTCGAAGGATCTGTTCGATCTGGGAAAACATGGATCTCTTTGGTTCTTTGGGCGCTATGGGTTGCGACGATGCCGAAAGACGGCGAATATCTGATGGTAGCCAAAACACTGACTTCATTGAGCCGTAACTGTTTGAATTTGCTTGAATCACTCGTTGGATCCAAGAACTTCACCTATTCAACATCAAAAAAAGAAGGCCGGCTGTTTGGTCGGTTGATTTATTTAGAGGGCGTGAATGATGCAAGGGCTGAAAGCAAGATCCGTGGGATGACTTTGACCGGTGCTTATTGTGACGAGGCTACGCTTTTTACTGAGGATTTCTTTACAATGTTGTTAAGTCGTCTATCTGAGAAAAACGCTAAATTATTCGCAACAACGAACCCTGACAGTCCGAACCATTGGCTCATGATAAAGTATATCAATCGGCAAGACGAACTTGACATGATGGTTATGAAATTCCTGATCGACGATAATACTTTCCTTGATCCGGAATATGTGAAGCAGCTTAAGATTGAATATACAGGGGTATTTTATGACCGGTTTATTCTGGGGCTTTGGAAAGTTGCTGAAGGTCTAATCTTCCGGAACTTCTCAGATGATCCGGATCGGTATATTCTCAAAGAGATTCCACCAGATATTAAGATCAAACACATCATGATCGGTGTGGATTTCGGCGGTAATAAATCAAAAACAACTTTTGTTGCCACTGGTTTCGTTGGGAATTATCAAAAGTTGATTGTCCTGGATGATTACAAGATGAAGGGTGAAAAAGGAACGATTGACCCGGATCGGCTAAATAAAGAATTTATTGAGTTTGTCCAACGGGTTCAGCAATCCTACCCCGCCTCCCCTATCCTTTACGCCTGGTGCGATAATGAAGCCCAGACGCTGATCAACGGAATGAAAGCAGCAGTTATAAAAGCAAGACTCCCCATCAAAGTGGTTGACTGCAACAAAGCAACCATCATCGAACGGATCTATACCTTAAACGGCCTGATTAATACAGGGCGTTTTTTTGTTATGTCTTGCTGTAAACACGTGATCAAAAGCCTACAAGAACAGGTATGGGATCAGAAAAAAGAAAAAGATGAGCGACTGGATGATGGGACCTGTGATATTGATACCGCCGATGCTTTGGAATATAGCTTCAGCAAGTTCTTAAAAGCCTTTGCACTGATAGGAGTGAAAAAATGAATGAACGATTAAGAGAATTTATAAAAAATAAATATGGCTATGAGATCAGTTCCAACTATTATGACAAGATCTCAGAATGGGAACAATGGTGGCGTGGATTCCATAAAGAATTTCACGAGTACACTTTCAACAATGGGATCACTGTTACCCAACAGAAAATGTTCACCCTGAAAATGGCTAAAAAGATTTCTGAAGATTGGGCGGCATTGCTGCTGAATGAAAAGACTGAAATTGTTCTGGATGATGATTATACCTCCCAGTTTTTACAAGGCGAAAATGGATATGGTGGCGTATTTGGGCAGAATGATTTCTGGGTCCAGGGCAATTCTCTGGTTGAAAAGGCTTTTGCTTTTGGTACAGGAGCCATCGCTATTCGACTTAACAATATAAAAACAACTGACAAAGGAAGTGTTGTAAACAGTCCTGATGCCAGAATTAAACTGAACTACATCCCTGCCAGTAAGATCATTCCCCTTTCCTGGGATAATGGTGACATTAAAGAAGTCGCTTTTGCATCCAATGTAATTGTCAAAGGCAATCCATTCTTGTATTTGGAAGTGCATCATCTGAATGATGACGGGACTTATCTTATTGATAATCATTATTTCAATATCAAAGATACTTTCGTTGAGGCTCCCCTACCCCCGGGTATGGTTCCAAGGTTTTACACTACATCTAAGGAGCCGCTATTTTCGATTTTCAGGCCTAATATCGTCAATCCAGTAAAAGGCTCTGGGGCTTTTGGTTATTCCGTTTATGGTAATGCCCTTGACAACTTAAAGGGCGTTGATCTAGCCTATCATAATCTCTGTACAGATTTCAGGTTAGGAACTAAAAAAGTATTCATGAATAAAAGTATGCTGGCTATTACAGACGAAGGCAAAGAGATCCCACCCGATGACATTAACCAGAATCTTTTTTCTTATGTGGGTGATGGCATGGAATCCGGGCAGTTGATCCAGGAGTTTAACCCCATGCTTCGAGTTGATGAGAATGTTAATGGGATCCAGGCGCAATTGGATTATTTGAGTTTCAAAGTTGGATTTGGTACGAAGCATTATCAATTTAATGCTGCTGGATCCGGAGGCTCAGGAGCTGTCACAGCTACCCAGTATGTTGGTGATAAGCAGGATCTGATTCAGAATGTCAATAAGCATTACATTTCTATGAAAGATAGCTTAGCCCAATTAATCCGGGGGGTATTAACTATCAGCCAAAAGGTCATTGATTCTAAAATCAAACCTGATGCTGAAATTGTCATTACTTTCGATGATAGTTTCATAACTGATAAAGACTCCGAGCTTTTATCTATGCAGCAAGATGTTGCCAGTGGATTGATCCGACCGGAGATCTACCTTGCTAAGAAATACGGCGTGACCGAAAAAGAAGCACTCAAGATGATGCCAAAAGCCAGCTCCACGGTCCCTGGTAATCCGTTTGGTAATGATCCAGGTACTGAATAATGCTGACACCTGATCAATTACAAAACATCCCTGATTATTTTGTTAATCTGTATCAGGAACTTGAACAATTTATCATTGCGGATCTTGCCAGGAGAGTTGGGAAAGCAGGATCAATAACAGATACAGCCGAATGGCAGGCGATCAGAGCACAAGAAATCGGCATGGCCATGTCAGAACTCGAAAAAGAAATAAAAAAAGTCACAGCGTTATCTCAGGGAGAAATCGACGCTTTGTTTAGTAGTGTCGCTGAATTGTCATTACAAAATGACGCCCCAATCTATGAAAAGATGGAAAAGCTGGCCCCTAATCTTGAAAAGTCAGAGACTTTGCAGAATTATGTAAAGGCTGCCCAGGAACAAACAAAGGGTGAGCTTTTTAATATGACCCAGTCCATGGGATTTGCCAGGAAGTTTGGTGATAAGATTCAATATCTTTTAACGTCCCAGTATTATCACAATGTTTTAGATATGGCGCAATTTCAAGTATCTACTGGTGTTCTGGATTATCAAACTGCCACAAGACAGGCGGTAAAACAAATGAGTCAAAGCGGTGTGCGTTGGGTTGATTTTGAATCTGGATGGCGTAACCGTGTTGATGTGGCTGCCAGACGGGCGATCATGACAGGTGTCAATCAAATGTCCAGTCAGTTTAATGAACAGGTTGTAAAAGATCTGGGTGCTGAATATGTAGAAGTTACCGCTCATCCCGGGGCAAGACCGGACCATGCTGAGTGGCAAGGAAAAGCGTTTAAGATCATCGGATCAGAGCCAGGTTATCCAAATTTAGTAGAAGTTACAGGACTTGGAACAGGTCCCGGGCTTTGCGGTTGGAATTGCCGGCATAATTATTATGCTTTCTTCCCGGGGGTCTCAGTTCCGACCTACACCAATAAGCAGCTTAATAAGCTTGATAATGACCCAATTTCTTATGAGGGAAAGACCTACACCCACTATGAAGCGACCCAACAACAAAGGAAAATCGAAACAGCTATGAGAGAATCAAAGAACGAATTGATTGGCTACAACGCGCTGGGAGATAAAGAAGCATTCACAACTGCCAGCATCAAATTCCAACGACAAAAGGAATTTTACAAGGATTTCAGTAAAGCTGCCGGCCTTTCCTATCAGAATGACCGGCACCAGGTTGTTAAATATGATCAGAGCGTTAGCCAAAAGAGTGTTTGGGCTAACCGGAAAGGACAAAGCGATGGAAATTAAAGAATTACCCTACCAATTTTGCAAAACGGAATGCCCTTTGATGGATTTAAAAATTGAAACAACTGATATCGTTGTATTAGGAGGATCTGGACCAATTAGAAAGCATGAATTACACTGTTGGAATTTTCCTAACTGTCAAATTTTCCTTGATCTGATGAAAGAAAAATAATGGAGGAACAAACATGGCAAGTTATGCCAGACGGCCTACAGTCGTGGAAGCCTACCACTGGGTAGCAGACAATAAAGAACCTTACCCAGAATGGTTAATTGAGTCGTTGGTAGATGGCGGATTGATTATGAATGGTACTGAATTATTTTATAATGGCCAACCTGTCAAATCTGGTGATTATATTGTTAAGGAGTCGAACGGTGTTTCTGTCCGTCACGGCCAGGTATTTGAACAGCATTATTACCCGTTGTAGGAAGGGGTGATCCTCTATCTCCCGTAAGATCTGGGTTAAGGTCTTATTTTTATACCCAATTTTGTCCGAGCCGATGACGTAAAACTACGGCATCCATGGGAAGCGACCCCGTAAAAAGCGTAGGAACAGGAGTAATCAGATGAAAAGAGAATTTCTTGAAGGCTTAGGCCTTGAAAAAGAAGCAATTGATAAAATCATGGCCGAAAATGGCGCAGATATCGAAAAGCAAAAACAGGAAACCACAAAGGTTTCTGAAACATTAACCGGCGTACAGGCTCAATTGGAAGATGCCAACAAAGCGATCAAAGGTTTTGAGGATCTTGATGTTGAAGGCATTAAGAAAGCAGCTCAGGATTGGGAAACCAAATATAATACCGATACTGAAAATTTAAAGAAACAAATTGATCAAAAGGATTATGAACACGCTGCCGAAGCTTATCTGGGTAATTATAAATTCACCTCTGATCTGGCAAAGAAAGCTGTCATTTCTGAATTCAATCAAAAAGGCTTTAAGTTTGATGACGGTAAATTCCTGGGTGCTGATGACTTTATGAAAACAGTTCAAGAATCAAACCCTGCAGCATTTGAAGTATTCGAGGGTGACGGCACAGCCCGAGTAGATACTGGGGGGAACCATGGTGATGATGTGATCGGTGATAAATTTATTGAAAGCATGATGAAAGGTGCCGGATTAATTAAAGAATAAAAGGAGATTTAGAATATGGCTAATAGTTTAGAGTATGCAAAGAAGTTTGTCCCTGTCATTGACGGGATTTATAAAGCCGCTGGACTTACAGAGGGAATGGATTCAGCAACTCAGGTAGATTTTACCGGAACGAATGAAGTAAAAGTCTTAAAGGTAACCACTACCGGTCTTGGTGATTATGACCGGTCAACTGGATATCCTGCAGGTGATATTACGGCTGCATGGGAAACAATTGCATTGGCAGTAGAGCGAGGTAAAGAATTATCTATTGACCGGATGGATAATGAAGAAACCCTTGGTCTTGTTTTTGGAGAAGTAACCGGTCAATTTATGAGAGAGTTTGTCATCCCCGAATTGGATGCCTACCGTTTTGCTAAGTATGCCAGCACTTCAGGCATTTCATCTGCAACTGCAGCGATCCTCACCGCTTCTGATATCCTTGAAGCGATTGACGAAGCGGTTCGACAGATGGATGAAGAAGAAGTTCCACTGGAAGGACGACGACTTTATATTAACAGTGATTTAAAACCGATCTTAAATGCGGCATTAACCCGTCAATTCGGGTCTGACAATGCAGTTAATACGGTTTTAAAAACCTATAATGATATGCCTATCGTTTATGTGCCCAAAAAACGCTTCTACACAGCAATTACGCTGAATCCAGGAGTGACAACTTGGGGCTATACTAAGGGTGCAACTGCCAAAGACATCAACTTTATGATCATCTATCCACAGTCTATTTTACAGGCTAAGAAATTTGCATTACCAAAGATCTTTACCCCTGATGATAACCAGACTAAGGACGCGTGGAAGTTCCAGTTTAGACTGTACCATGATTGCTATGTTTATGAAAACAAAGCCAAAGGCGTTTACCTACATCCTAAAGCATCGGCCTAATAGGTGTCTATTATGGCTTATGTTGATTACACCTATTATACGGGAACTTATGGCGGAAAAAAGGTCAATGAGCTTGACTTTACCCGCCTTTTCCTTTTGGCCAATATCTACATTGACACCATCACCAGTAATAGGATCGTTGAAGTAACTGAAGCTGTCAAGATGGCCACCTGTGCCGTAATGGATGAGCTTAAGAATCAGGAAACGCCGGAAGTCGCTTCCGAGTCTTCAGGAAAAGAGTCCCGGTCTTATGTTCAATCGGAGAAAACCCAGGATCAAAAGCTTTATGCTGCTGCCTATCCCTGGTTGATTAATACCGGACTACTCTATCGGGGGCTGACATGATTACCAATGCTGATATTACCCTATACAATAAATACTATGACCGCACTTTAGGCTATGACGTCTATAAGCGGTCATATCTATATGGCGTCAATTGGCAGGGATCCCGGGCGGTAAATGTCGGTGATAAAGGGATCTTAACCGCTGACTTCACAGAGGTTTTTATCAACAAAGATACTGTGATTGTGGATAAAACATACTTGAAACCAAAGGCATGGGCGAAAGCTATCAACAAAAATGAGCATTTTACCTTGAATGCTGGGGATATCATCGTTAAAGGCATTATTGATTATGAAATAGCAGCCTCATCAACAAAGGAACTTATCAACAGTTTTGATGATGTTTTGACGATCCTGTCTGTGGTTGACCTGACAGATGCGTCACTTCCTCACTGGGAGATTGGAGCTAAATAATGAACACGAAAGTTAAGATCAACATAGACCCCACTGAAAAGATTTTATTAAAGCGAGGGCTTGATAAAAACGGTAAAGCTCAAAAGTTCATGACGCATGAAATCAGGCGGTTAAGTGATTCTTACGTACCGAAGATCAGTGGAACATTAAAAAATACAGCCATTGAAAAAGTCAATGAGATACACTATATCCAACCGTATGCGCAGCGTCAATGGTTTGAAAATAAGGGCAAAGGGTTGCGAGGGAAACAGTGGTGTTTGCGGATGTGGTCGGATCGTGGATCAGAGGTTGTGAAATCAATGGCCAACATGGCAGGAGGCAAAGTCAAATGACAATTATTCAATACATTCGAGATTTCATAAAGATTTGCCCTTACCTGGATGAATATCACCAAGGGATTGGCGTTGATTATCTCAGGGAAGACGCAACAGCCTACATGATTGAAAGTGTGCCTGTGGATCCCATCGTCAAGAAGTATACGGATGGTGGATCTATTCGGCAGTTTGCTTTCAACTTTTCCAGCCGTGAGCCTTACGGTTCTGATGTTCTTGAAAATCTTGATAACATCGGATTCTTTGAACACTTTTCAGAATGGTTGGAGATCTGGACAAATTCTGGGGAATTAACGGCCATGAATGAAAATCAGATGCCGCTATCAATCCAGGCGACGACGCCCGGGTATATGTATAACAATGAATTGGACAAAGCACAGTATGTCATACAGTGCAATTTTAAATATAAGCAGGAGGCTTAAAACATGAGTGAAGTATTAGTTAAAAGAAGTGATAAGGTCGCCTTTTACGGTGTTCCAGATTCAGGCGGTACGACAATTGTCTACCATCGTATGACTGGGTTTACCGATTCCAGTATCAGCAAAAACAGTAAGGAATACAATCGACAATATGTTGATGAAGATTCCGAACGAACTGATGTAACTGGGTTCAGCCCTGCCATGGCGTATGGATTTGACCAATATGTGGGAAATCCCGTCCACGATGATATTGTCGCGTTGTCTGACAATGAGACCTTAGGGAGTGCTGCTGTTCGATCAATTGTAATTGTGGACCTTACCGATTCAACAACAGTAGAAACAGTAACCACTTACGCTGCTAGAAAACGAGATTATACCGTTGTTCCAGACAGCGAGGGCGGCTCTCTTGATGCCTACACATACAGCGGTAATTTTAAATCAAACGGCTCTGCTGTCAAAGGGACTGCGACCCTAGATGCAGACAGCAAAATCGCAACATTTACAGCAGCTTAAGGAGGCTAAACAATGATTGAAATTAATGGCGTAGAATTAGAACTGGATTTAATGGATGCTGATGTTCTTGATTCCGTACAGGATGCACTTGAAAACCTGACAACAGAATCTGAACAAAGCGAAAGAGTCGGAGATATGGTTCGTCAACCATGCATCACTATTAATACTTTCTTTGATGCAGTATTTGGAGAAGGCGCTTCCGATGCAGTATTTCAGGGGAAAATGAATCTCGTAGATCATATGGATGCATTCACACAGATTGTTTCTGAAATCGAAAAGGCTCCTGAAACAATTAACGGACAAATGGATAAATATTTATCCGTCGTAAAAAAGAAACCCGCAGTTAAAAAACCAATGGATCATCTGCCAAAGACTCAGCCTGTGACTAAAAAGAAATTTACCTCAGTAAAATGAATCTCTTAACTGAACGACTCCCCCAGTCTATTGAAATAGACGGAGTTGATTATCCGATTAATACTGATTTTCGGTTGATGATTGAGTTTGAGATCGCATCAAACGGACCAGGTACAATTGAAGAAAAAGGCCCAAAAACGCTGGCAATTGTCGAGCGTTTTTTTAATGGGATTTTTAGCGATAATGTGGATCTAGCTGTAGAGGCCTTTCTTTGGTTCTACCATTGCGATGATCGCACCAAGAAAACCGTCGAGGATGCCTCTAAATTAAAGAAAGCACCTCGTCCCAGTTATTCCTTTGATATTGACAGTGCGCTAATTTATGCAGCGTTTCTGGATCAATATAACATTGACCTGGTGAATGTCAAATATCTTCACTGGTGGGCGTTTCGATCTCTGATGACCGCGCTAAGAGATGATCATGAATTTAAAAAAGTAATGGGTTATCGATCCATGCCGATCACAAAAGATATGTCTCCGGAACAAAAGAAAGCCTATCAAAAATTAAAGAAGATCTACCGGTTGCCGGATTACCGGACTGAAGAAGAAAAGGAAAGCGACTTTGCCAACAGCTTGGACGCTTTATTTTAGAGGTGACACCTATTGAAAAGAAAGTGAAGTGCCCACATTGTGGCTACGAAATGCCCATTACTTATGATGAGAATTCCGAAAGTAAAGGAGTTTTTGTTATTTGCAAAGGTCGGAAATGTAAAAAGAAATTTGAAATTAAGATAGAAAAAGTCAAGTAGAGCCTGAGATGCCGATGACGAATCACAACATAAAGGTGGTGAGAACTCATTGGCAGACGGCAAAATTATAATTGAAACTGACATTGATACCGGTGGAGCCGAACAAGGCACTAAGAGTCTAAGATCTCAAGCGGCGTCTTTGGCAGCTGAATACCGAAAAGCTGGAATGGATCAATCAGATGCCATGTCAAAAGCTTGGACAGTAGTAAAGGGCGAGAGCTCAACCGGATCAAAAAAGTTAAAAGATGATCTTGACGACGTCGGTAAATCAACCAAAGATACGGGCAACAAATTATCTGAATTAGGACAAACCGCAAAGAACGGTTTAAAAGTTGTTGGTGGCGCTATTGCCGCAGCTTTTGCAGTTGATAAAATCATAGAATTCGGTAAAGCAGCCATCGAAGCAGCCGGGTCAGCCAAAGCGATTGAATCTCAATTTACCCAGGTATTTGGAGATCTCGAACCGGCAGCACAAACAGCCATTGATAAAATGGCTGATAAGTTCGGCATGGTACCAAACCGTTTGAAACCTTCCATGTCACAGATGACATCAATGTTCAAAGGCTTGGGGCTTGATACCGAAGCAGCTATGTCTAAAGCAACCGATGCCGTTACAGCCAGTGCCGATGCGGCAGCGTTTTATGATGTTTCCTATTCTGATGCAAACAGCGCTCTAACATCATTTATCAAGGGGAATTATGAAGGTGGCGAGGCCATCGGATTATTTGCCAACGATACCCAGATGGCTCAATATGCTATTCAAAAAGGGTTAGTTGGCACTACTGCTGAGTGGTCCAGTCTTGATGAAGCCACTAAACAGGCAACCCGTTTAGAATATGCCCAGAACATGCAGAACCTTGCAGGAGCCACCGGACAAGCTGCCAGGGAGTCAGATGGATTAGAAAACCAATTAGGAAACGTCAATCAGGCGTGGACGGATTTTCTGGCAATTATCGGAGGTCCTGTTCTTGGCGTGGCGGTTGATGCCTTAAAAGGACTGACCACTGGCTTACAATTAGCTGGTGAAGGATTTAAAACTGTCGTTGAGAATGCCCAGAATATAGACTTCTCCGGAGTAGCTGCTGAACTTGAACCGTTTGCCACTGAGTTTGAATATGTCAAAATGGCAGCGGTCGGTGCTTTCGAAGAAGCAAAAGCAAAAGTGATGGAGGTTATGCCGCAGATCATCGAAGCGGTGCAGCCGATCCTTGGGGCCTTCCAAAGTCTGTGGGAAAATCTTAAACCAGTGTTTTTATACCTGGTACAGACATTGTATGAATCAGTTATCCCCGCCCTTTCAGCGCTTTTTAACGCCTTTATGGATTCACTCCCCGCAATTATTTCTTTTGTCACACCGATTTATGAGGTATTAACCAATGTAATTGGTTTTATTGGCAATGTTATCGGATTGGTTGTCGCTCTTTTACGTGGTGACTGGGATAGTGCCTGGCAGTTCGCCGGTTCAGCGGTTCAGAATATTGTTGATACCATCGGATCAATCCTAAACTTCCTATGGGGTGTAATCACTGGGATCTTTAGCAACATTGGCAACTCAATTTCTACCGCATGGCAAGGGATTTATGATAATACCATTGGCAAACTGACAGAGACAGCTAAAGGAGTCTCTGATAAATGGCAGGAAACAAAAGAAGACACCCAAACTAAATGGGAAGACATTAAAACTGATCTAAAAGATAAATGGGAAAACATTTATAAAAACACGTCTGAAAAAGCCCAGGAAACATTCAAGGAAGTTTCTGACAAATGGTCGGCTACAAAAGACGATTCTCAGCAAAAATGGGCAGAAATCAAGTCAGATCTCGCCACTAAATGGGGTGAGATTTATACCAACGTATCCACTAAGGTTCAGGAAACCTTTCAGAGTGTTGCTGATAAATGGCAAGCATCAAAGGATGATGCACAAACCAAATGGGGCGCCATTCGTGATGATCTAACAACAAAAGCCGGTGAAATATTCACAAACGTCACCAATAAAGCGCAGGAAATCGTGTCTGATCTACCCGGTAAATGGGAAAGCATCCGAACTGGCGCCGCTGAATTGTGGGGCGGGGAAAATGGCATCGTCAAGACAATTACCAACATTGCCGATGATTTACCGGATGCACTTTACACCATTGCATATAATATGCTCACAAAAATTGCCGATGGTATTAAAGATAATCTCGATGCAGTCACAACAGCAGTTGGCGGGCTTGTCAAAACTCTCAAAGAAACTTTCACAAATGCCCTGGGTATTCACTCACCATCAACCGTTTTTAAAGAATATGGTTACAACATCGTACAGGGTCTTATTAATGGCCTTGATGCTGATAGTGTAATGAAATTCGTAAACAATATGGTCGAAGACATCAAGTCGGCTTTTGCAAATGGTAATTTCAACCTTAAAGCAGCCATCGACTTCATCGGCTCAGGAGCGTTGGAATTCTTTAAAAGCATTGGTATTGGTGGAGCCTCCATGGGTGACTTAACAGTGCCTGTGGGCGGTGGCGTTACGTCCGGCTTTGGGTATCGTGACCCCTTCATGACGGACAGCGGCCAGATGTCAAGTGACTATCATGCCGGCATCGATATTGGCGCCCCATATGGGGCTGCAGTCGGAGCTGCAGGAGCGGGGACAGTAACCCAGGCGGGGTGGAATGGTGGCTACGGAAATTCAGTAACAATCGACCACGGCAATGGATTAGAAACGTTCTATGCGCATTTATCGGAAATATTAGTTAGTGTTGGAGATTTAGTAACAAAGCTACAGACCATCGGCCTTGTTGGGAGCACTGGTAATTCAACCGGCGCCCACCTTCATTTCGGGTTGAAGCAAAACGGTGAATGGATTGATCCTTCAGCCTTATTCGGTTTAGCAACCGGTACCAATCGTGTTCCGAAAACAGGCCCTTATCTTTTGCATAAAGATGAAGCGGTCGTTCCTAAAAAATACAACCCGGCATTAAATGGAAATACCGAACTTATGGAGAAAATGGCAGCGGCCGTGGCAATGGAATCGGCCAAATTGGCAACCAGCTTGTCAGCATCAACATCATTGAATGCCTTAAATAATGTTTCTGGATCATCCTTGTCCACTTCATCTACAGATAATTCGCAGACAGTATATATTAATCAGCCGATAGCTACACTGGCAGATGCTTACCGGGAAATGAAGATTCAGAAAAAGGAGGCCGCATTTGGATAATAAACATTTAATTTTCACACTTTTATCAAATGGAAAAACATTAGAAATCGGGAAAGGAACGCCCTATCGATTACTGGAAGTTGAAGGACTTGAAAGCTCTGATTTTGAAGTGACCACCTCCGAAAATGCCACTTATGATGGTTCTACAATAGTAGGTTCCCGGATTCAGGAACGACCGATCCCATTTACTGCTGAATACATCGCCTTAGATGGTCAGGAAGAACTAAGGCGACAAGAACTAATCAGCTTCTTTAATCCCCGCCACCCTGTAAAATTAAGTGTTGATTATTGTGGAGTAAAACGGTGGATCAATGCCAGCGTTCGTAGTTTTAAAGACGGCAGAAAAAACCTATATGAGCCTTTATCTTTTTTGGTGATTCTTTTATGCCCGGATCCGTTCTTTCGAGGTGAAGACTTCCATGAGAACATGGCGGGTAAGTTTCCCCTATTCACTTCTAATTTTGCAATACCCTCAAACGGTGTAGCATTTGCGATGCGGATTTTTAAGCAAGAAACGACGTTTACAAACAATGGTCATAACTCTTGCGGTTTGGTCTTAACCTTTGCCGCAAACCGTGGGACGGTGGTTAATCCAAAATTTATGAATCTTACCACGGGTGAGTTTATCCGGATCCTGGTTACCATGGAGCTGGGCGACATTCTAACCGTCAATACAAACCGTGGCCAAACAAGAATTGAATTAAACGGCGTGAACATTTCCAATAAAAAAGACCGAGCTTCCCGATACTTCATGATCAACCAGGGGGCTGTTGTTTTGAAATACGATGCAGACGATGGATACACTAATCTTGATGTTTATCTGAAATGGTCACAGGAATTCTTGGGGGTGTAAAATGCTTGAAATCATTGTTCTGGATAAAAACTTTCAGGAACTGGGCAGCATCACAAGCTTTTCAGGGATCCAGTGGACACGCAAAACACAAGGTCCAGGCAATTACAAGATGATCATTCTGGCGAATTATTTTGATTTGGTGATTGCCGGTGAATACCTGGTGATTGATGGGAAAGACGAAACCGGGATTGCTCAGGTTGTAGACTTTGACGAGATGACCAAAAAGGTTAATTTATCCGGCTATTTCATTGAAAAGAAGCTGGATGATCGGGTTATTGATGTTACGCAGAATCTGACCGGTAATGTTGAAACCGTCATTTTGTCGTTGATCTCAACCTTTGGGATGACAGGTGATCGTGCTGTTCCCCTTCTTACAGCTGGTACAAATAACAATCAAGGCGAAACGATCCAGATTCAGACTCGTGGCGATAGCCTTATGGCAAAATGTTATAGCCTGGCGAATACTTATGATATGAGCATCAAACTGGATTATGATTACTTACAAAATAAGATTACTCCAAAAGTTTGGAAGGGTAAGGATCGCACCCAGAACCAGGCTGAAAATAGTTTTGCTGTTTTCTCTGAAAATGAAGGTAACGTTTTAAATGCGACTTATTACAAAAATACGACTGATTATAAGAACTTTGCCTTTATTGCTGGAGAAGGTGAAGGCGATTCCAGAATTGTTACGACCGTCGATCTAAGGGAACCGGGCGAAGCTCTAAAAGAATTGTGGGTTGATGCCAAAGATCTAAGAAAAGAAACGGATATGACCGATGCCGACTATCTGGTGGCATTGCAGGCCCGGGGTCTTGAAAAGCTTTCTGAATATCGGATTATTGAAACCATTTCTTTTGAGGTCAACGGAAATTCTAATTTGATTTATAAAACTGATTACGATCTTGGAGATAAGGTCACCTATCAGGATGATACCCTGGGCGTTTCGGTTGATTTGTTCATAACTGAGGTTACAGAAATATATGAGAAAAATCAAATGCAAATTGTCTTGACCCTCGGAAATGAGAATAAGACAGAAATCGAAAAAATTAAAAGGGAGGTGTTATAGTGGCATTAAAATATGGAATATTTGAATCTGAATTTTTAGGCTTAGACACCAACAATATGCCAATGTATGACCGGTCAGTAGATGAATCGTTTCTTGAAATGTATTGCGGCGGTTTCTTCACAGATGGTATCGCATTATTTGTTGAAAACTGCTTCGAAGTAATTTCAGAACTGGAAAATAAAATAACGGTAAAGCCTGGAATCGCATTGTTAAATGGTAAAATGGCTTATGATCTGCTTGATTACCCAAGCGATTTGCCTGCTTCCCCCACCAGCTATAGCCGTTATGATCGGGTAGTTTTAAGGCGGGATAATGTAGCAAGGGAAATTAAGATTGTGTTTTTATCTGGTGCTGAGAATGCCGCCCCGGTAGCGCCGACTTTAGTAAGAACAGAAAACATCCATGATCTGTGCCTGGCAACGATCCTTAGATCCCCAGGTGATTCTGTCACGCAGGCAAAAATTACAGATGATCGACTAAATACAAGTATCTGTGGAGTGATTGCTCCAAAGACGAATGTGTTGAATACTGAAGCTTTATTTGCTCAATTTACGGCTGTTTTCAACGAATGGTTTAATGGGTTGGATGAAATATTAGATGAAAACGCAGCGGCAAATCTTCTAAATTTGATTGACACCCACATCGCCGACACCGCCAACCCACACGCCGTCACAAAAGCACAGGTGGGACTAGGCAACTGTGACAACACATCGGATGCAAACAAGCCGATTAGCATAGCTACGCAGAATGCATTAACCCCGCTACAAACCCATGTCAGCACAGCAAACATCCATGTTAAAATAACGTCCGGTACCGCCGATCCGGTCGGCGGGAATGATGGCGATTTGTATTTTCAGTATGAGGCGTAGTTATGGCTAAAAAAACTTGGGTAAATGTTGGTGGGGTGTGGAAAGAAGTAAAAAATGTCTGGGAAAAGGTTGATGGGGTGTGGGTTCCGAAGGCTATTCCGAAAATTAAAGTTAGCGACGAATATAGAGAATGTATAGGGTATGGAAATATTCTCTATGGAATACATGACGAAAATAAAATATCGGCATTTACCATTGATGGTGAATTATTGTGGACTCAAAGCTTCGGCGTTTATGGAACAAACAGATTAGCGTTTGTTTTTATAGACAACATCGGTCGCTTAATAGCAATGTGCCAATATTACTGGTACGAAATAAATAAACTCACTGGTGAAATAATTAACAGCGTGTACGAGCGATTTAGTACTCAATCGACTTATTCTTATCAATCTTTTGGTGGTGTTGAAGTCGATGAAAACAATAATTATCTTGTTTCTGGATGTACAAAAACAAATTATGCGGGGATGAAGTTATATTCCAGTGATTTTGAACTTTTATGGACAGCAGAGATTTACATGTCAGGGTACTCAAACCCTTCTATGCACGCAGTTTTTACTGAAAACTATATTCTCGGTGGAACTTCCCCAACAACGGAAAGGGTATACAGATACAATCGTGATGGAACATACGTCAATCTTTTAACTTCCTTACCTGGGGCTAGCGGTGGTGTTTATTGTGCAGGTGGCGATATAGAAAGCGGTTTTGCTTTATTTGGAGTATCTGGCGACAACCCTTACACATATAAAATAAGTGAAGATTTAGGGGTAATATTCTATGTCCTCGCAACAGGAAGTTTTGCACCAAAACTTTTACAGCATTTTAATCAAACAGGTAAGTGGTTTGTAAGTTCGGCAATGAAAGAAATATCAATCGTAGATGGTAGTTTGTCTGGTAGTCTTAATTCAGAAAGTTATTCGCAAATTGCTTTTGACGCAAGTGCACAAAGATATATCGTGCCAAAAAGAGACACAACAAACAGTATACTTTATTTCAATCACTATGATTTAGATTTGAACTTTATTGAATCAATTACCGCCGACGAATATTTGTTTTTTTGCCCATTAACAGGCAACTACCTGAGAGATGTAATTGTTGTAGACAACAGTTAAAAGGAGAAATGAATGGATAATATAAAAATGTTTATAAAAACAGATGATAACAATTTAGTAACGTACTGCCACCGTAAACCGTTTGATCAAAAATATGGTTTAGGAAAAGCAGAGGACGAGTTGTTACAAACCGGTTTTCTAGTCGAAGAAGTTCCAATCCCGGAACAGATCGAAGGTAAATCCGCAAAAACATTTTACACTGAAGCAAACGGATTTACATTCGAGTACGAGGATATACAAAAAACCCCTGAACAGATTCAAGAAGAAACTAATAATTCAACAGCCGAATACATTGTCGATTTAGATTTTAGATTGTCTAATATCGAATTAGGCTTATAGGAAGGAGGTGCAGAAATGACTTATACATATTGTAAAAAAGTGATCACAAACGGAAATTACGGAACCAAGGAAGACATGATGATTAAACTTGATGTTTTCTTGCTTAACAACCGAATTAACCAAGACCAGTACAATGAATTGGTTGGACTACTGAACGCAGCAGCTTAGGCTGTTTTTTTATTACCAAAATTTTGACATTGGGAGGGATTATGGTTGACATAACAGTATTGGGGAATTGGTCGGGGGCGCTATTGACAATAGGCGCCCTTTTTGGAGTGGTTTATAAGTTCTGCAGGCGGGCGGATAAAATCGAGGAAAAAATCCAGGAACATGATGAGTGTATCAATGATAGCCTGGAAGAACGGATGATACTTCTCAGGGCTCAAAAGGCAGCTCTTGAAGCTGTGTCTGGGAAACGGTGCAATGGCAACGTTGATGATTCGATTAATGAAATTGATGAGTATATGCTAAGAAAATCACATGAAAAATAAAGGAGAAATAAGATGAACTTAAAAGATGTAAAAACTGATGTATGGATTAGGCTGATAGTATTAATTCTGGCTCTCGTGAACCAGTTCCTGACTGCTTCCGGGCTAAACCCCATTGCGATTTCAGAAACAGAGATGTATGTCACCCTATCCGGGGTGGTGGCAATCTTTGCGGCCTTATGGGCAGCATGGAAAAATAATAGCTTAACTGCATCGGCTCAACAATCGGATATTATGATGCAGAATCTGAAAGAAGCAGCAGTTAAGGTAATTATGGATAAATCCAGCCAGATGATGGCTGAACAGGAAGAGTTGGCGAAATAATGGATGAAAATGTAAATGTAATCTATGACGGCCATGTCCAGGATATCGGAAACATCGGGCCATTTCAAAACGGCGAACTGTGTGGAACCTTTGGTAAGTCAAAACGGCTGGAAGCCCTGAGCATCAAAACAGATTCGGATCAGCTGGGGGTCGAGTATGAGGGACAGATTCAGAATATCGGCTGGACGGACGTCAAACGGGACGGTGAGTTGTTAGGAACCGTTGGTCAGGGATTACGCCTGGAAGCCGTTAAAATCAGGTTGACGGGTGAAAAGGCCAGTGAATATGATATCTATTATGGCGTCCACGCTGAAAATTACGGCGATATGAATTGGGCTATGAACGGTGAACCAGCCGGAACAGAGGGGTTAGGTCTCCGGATCGAGGGGATCAAGATTCTAATTGTCCCTAAATCGGTAAAGCTGACTGTTGACGATGTTCGCAATTTCGTTAAGGCAGAACCAAAACCAGCGGCACCCGCCACCCCAGCAGTTCCAGCCGGTAATTTAACTGGAAAGATTATTTGCATTAATCCCGGTCATGGTGGATCCGATCCGGGGGCATGTGGAGACTTAAGAGAATCAGATATGAATCTGACCGTCGCATTGAGATTGGGTCAGCTATTGGCAGAACGTGGAGCCCAGGTGATTTATACCCGAACCACGGATGTTCATGTTTATCTTTCAGATCGACCAGTGATTGCAAATAATGCCGGGGCGGATCTGTTTATTAGCATCCACCACAACGGGTCCAGTGATCCGTCGTCATCCGGAACATGTGCGATCTGTTACCCTGGAAGTGATGCCGGAATTCGGTTAGCGACTTTGTGTCTGAATGGACTTTATAACCGATTAGGATTGCAACAGCGAGGACTGATTCAAAGGGATGATTCCGATGTAACCTATACCGATATGCCTGCTGTAATAACCGAGGCCAGTTTTGCCAGCTCACCGGCAGATTGTGCTTTCTTCCAGAATGGTGGAGCTGAGTTAGAAGCGCTGGGGATTCTGGACGGGATTCTTGCTTATTTTGGATAGAGTAATTTTTTGGCCACCTTCGGGTGGTCTTTTTTTTATTTCCCCTACTCCTCACCGCTCTCGCGCGGTACCCCATTAGTACCCCTTTAGTACCCCTAATCGCTTAGGAAATCTTATGGTAATTTTTTCACATAAAAAAAACTGAGTCGATAATCGGCTCTGTTATGCGCTATTATTGGTGCTCCCTCAGAGACTCGAACTCTGGACACCCTGATTAAGAGTCAGGTGCTCTAGCC